TTAGCCGCCCTGGTTGCCGCTGTTGTGCGGGTGGACGTTGAAGGCCGGGTTTCTGATGCCCAGCGCCTGCGGTATGTCGGCCTGGGTGATCTGACCAGGTTGCTGTAACTGTGGCGGCGGCATTGGCACGCTGCGCACCTGCTGGGGCGGTGGCTCTGCGGGGTGCATGCGGACCTGCTGGGGGAGCATCTGCGGGGCCTGCTGAGTGCCCTGCTGGGCTTGCTGCTGCCAGTCCACAAAGAAGCCCTGGGCAACGATCTGGAGGCACACAGGGCCACTCACTTGCATGAGCGTTGCCTGCTGGGTGTAGCACTTGCAGGTTTTGCCCATGGTGATGCACGCCGCTGGATATGGCGCCACCGTGGGCTTTGTCACCTCGTCGTAGGCCGGGGCCGTGTGCGGGAAGTCTCTCAGGCGCGGTGAGCGCTGTTCTATGTACTGCTCTGGGGTGAGCTTTGCGGCCACTGCCTGCGGTGCTGCAGCGATGGTCTCGGCCTGGCTGGCGGGTTTGGTGGCGGCCTTCGCTTCGGTCTTGGTCAAGAGCTTGGAACCGGCGAGCCAGATCAACAGCGGGATGAGCAGGACGCAGACCAGGAACACCCAGAGCTTTGCGGGCAGCTTCTTTTTGCCGGTGTGCAGGCTGGCGCTTTTGTACCAGCTGTAAACCTCCTTGGGGAAGGCTTGCATGGTGACGGTGCCGGTCTTGCCACTGCCATCTTTTTCGCAATTGGGATTGACGGCTGACCACTCCAGCACGCTGACCATATCGACACCGAAGGAGCGCTTGAGGTGGCGATGCCATCCAGGCGGGCCGATGAGGCGGCGCACGAAGCTATCAATGTTCTGCGGGTGCTGGGTGACCATGTAGAAGTCAAAGCCGCGCCTGCGGTGTTCCGCAAGCATCTTGACGGCTTCGGGCACGGTGGAGCCTGCGGGCCTGTTGGGCAGATCGTTGTGTGCTTCGTCGATCAGGAAGATGGTCCCATCGGGCTCTGCCTGCCAGTCTTTGAAGTCAATCTTTTTCCAGCCGTCCAGCTCGCCACCGGGCACGGGTTCAAAGCGCCCGTTATGGCAGACGGGGCGGTTTTCTTTGAGCTGGCGTTCGCGCACCCATTTGAGGGTGTTCAGGGTCTTTCCTGCGCCATTGGCGCCGCTGATGAGGTACAGCATGGGCTACTTCTTTCGGAAGCGCTTGACCGCACCATCCATGCCGTTCAAGCCCAACCGCACAGCGACGGCTGACGTCACGATGCTGATCGCCACGCCCACTTGCATGAACGACAGGAGCCCTACGAGGTCAGCAGGTAGGCCGCTCAGCGCTGCGATGGCGTCCCCCTTGAGCCGGTTCAACACGGTATCTACGCCGGTGTAGGTGATCACCGCGACACCGAGGGAAACAAGAACCTGACCGGCGACGCTACCGGCCACGTTCAACAACATGCCGCCCGCAGCGGCCACGAATGCAGGCAATGCCATTTCAGCCTTCCTTCCCTGGTGCAGAGACGATGCGGAACGCGGCCAAGCTGGCGATGGCCACAAGGATCATGCCCATGTACTGCAATGAAGGGCAGATTTTTGACATCGGCAGGGTGACGCCGAAGCCAATAACGTTGATGCTCAAATCCTGAATGCACGCCCCACCACCGAGGACGTTTTCACGGCTCAGGCGCGTTGACAGATCAATGGTTTCGTTACCCGGAAGATCGGTGGTCACATCGCGGGTGCGGCCCTTGGCCTTTTCTTCGTTGTAGAGCTTGGACTCTGGCGATTCGTCGTCAAACAACTGGCAGGCGCGACGGTGCTGTTCTTTGGCGATGGCGCACTGGATCGCATCGCCTTCACAGGCAAAGCCCGCCATGCAGGAGCCACCGAATCCTGATTCGCCGTCGCCATCACCATCACCATCACCGCCCCCATTGCCAGGGCCACCGGGAGCACCAGGGCCAGGGCGTGGGGGTTCGGTGTAGTGGCAGGCACCATTGACGCGAACGGTTCCGGGTGGGCATCCACCATCACCGTCAGGAGGAGTCGGGTTTTTGATGCACCACCCATTGCTCATGTGATAGCCGTCAGGGCATTTGCCTTCGGCATCTGGGTCTTCGGGTTCGGGCTCTGGGAAGTCGGGGCCTTCGCCGGGATTGGTGCCACCACCGGGGCCAGTACCGCCACCGCCTGGCCCTGTTCCGGGACCAGTACCGGGGCCTGTGCCTGGACCGGTACCGGGGCCAGTTCCAGGGCCGGTGCCTGGACCAGTGCCGGGACCCGTGCCAGGGCCTGTTCCGGGACCGGTTCCAGGCCCGGTTCCGGGGCCAGTGCCTGGACCTGTACCAGGGTTGGTTCCGGGGCCTGTACCGGGGTCTGTGCCGGGGTTGGTTCCCGGATCTGGATTGGGGCCGCTATCAGCGCCGGGCGTGCATGTGGAGCCAGTCTGGCGACCGGTGCCGGTGCAATCGGTCTTACCCTCCCAAGTGACGCAGATGGAAGGATTGGTCTTTACCGTGCATCCGTCTTCGCAGCTATAGGTGGTCGTGTTGCCATTGGTGAATCTTTCACCAACATCCTTGTTAGGCTCACAACCGTTCTTTTTGCAAACACCGTTTATGCGGGTGTAGCCGGGCTGGCACGGTGGCTCTTTGACGCACACGCCATTGACGCGAATTTCATCTTTTCCGCAGTCATCGGGCACACAGGCGCCGCCTTCTTCGTGCTGGCCTGCGGGGCATGGGTTTTTGGGTTTGCACTGGCCGTCTTTTTCTACGAAGTTGGGGGCGTTGCATTGGCATTCGCCGCCAGATTCAGTGCTGTTCGCTGGACAGCTTGAGCCTATGAGGGAAGCAGTGGCCGCGACAGGGGTGTACTGACCGTCCGGACAGAAAAAACAGGTGTATTGAGTAGGGCCGCCGATGACATCGCAAAGGGCGTAAACCGAGGTGTTCCCAGTCGAAGCAGCAAGGACTTGCCACTTGCCAAGCTGGGTATTGCAAACCGCCATGTGTGAAGAGCCTTCGGTGGGCGTGACTCCGGACGGGCCGCTACCTTGCCAGACTTGCACCTTGGGGACAGCAGCAAAGGCAGAGAAAGAGAGCGCAAGGAGCAATGCGAAAACTAGGCGGTAAAGATTAGCCATGAGGCCCCCAGGACTGTGACGATGACGAGAAGGCCCATGTTTTTCACCTTGAAGAAGCCCACCGCGTGGACTTTTGCAAGGCCCCTGCCGGCCGGTCAGGGAGCACATGTGTGGGGCGCTTAGGAGATAGCGCGACGCACCCACTTGAAGGCCGCAACGGCCACCACGACCAGCAGCACAGCGGCGCCGATGAGGCCGATGGGCGCGATGGTGTCGTTGATCTCGGAGACCACGCCCGTCACGTCGATGGCGGCGTGTGCGTTGTTGGCGAGGGCCAGGGCACCGACTGCGGCAGCAGTGGCAAAGCGGCGGGTTTGTGCATTGATGCGGTTCATGTTTTCAGTCCTCATTGGGTTGGTTTCCATCGGAAGATTTAATGGTCTGGATGAGGACCCGGAAGGCCCACGCCACAGCCCACACCAGCAGGATGGCGCTGCTGATTACGGCCCCTTCCTGCGGGCTCAGATCGAGCACAGGGAGGGTGATTTCGTGTTGCACCGTGACCGTGCAGGCCGAGGTGCATTGAATGGTTTGCTCAGGCATTGCCGAGGGCTCGCGCACGCGCTTGGGCGATGCGTTCACGGCGAGCTGCGCGGGCGTGCAGGCGGTGGGCCAGCACGTGCATGGAGCCGACGAGCAGATGCCATAGGGCAGCGCCCGTGAAGCCTGCGCAGATGCCGAGGATGGCGAGTTGCTGGGCTACGTGGCCGAGGTTGATTTCAGGCATTTAGGGCCTTTCCATAGAGGTCATCAAGATCAACGACAGCGGGCCGGTGGAAAGGCTCCGCGTGATCCTCGATTAGCTGGACGCAGGTTTCCACGTCATCCAGCGTTGCAGCCTCAGACAGCAACATGACCCATTCGGGCTGTCCGTCCTCAACGTTGGGCGCGAGAAAGCAGCCCGTGGTGCGCGACTGGATGACGAGGCGCATGGTTAGGCTGCGGCTTTGGCCGTGGCTGCGGGACGGATGCCCAGGAGCGTCAGCTTGGTGGAGTTGTCAGCACCTGCCACCACGTCGAATTCGCAATCGCACATCACGCCAGTGATGGGCCATTTGTTCTTGAGGTGGGCCCACTTTTGGAACTCGGACGAGTCGCCAAACTTGAATGGGCGCGTGACGACGCCGATGCTTTCCCCGCTGGAGCTTTGTCCCATGTCCACCGACAAATGAAACGTGGTGGAGTCGAAGGCGCGGCCTTCATAGTCGCCCTTGCTGGACTTGATGCCGTGCAACACGGCTTGGCTTTGCATACGCATTTGATGTTTTCCTTTTGGCCGGGTTATGCGGCGAACGCAGCGGGGCCAGCGCTGGTGCCAGAGACTTTTTTGAACATCGCTTGATAGACGCGCTCGACCTCCTGGCGCTTGAACTTGGAGAGGCGACCAGGAAGCTCGGCGCAGTTCTCGATGAAGCCCGCGAGGGTTTCGCGGTCCATGTAGAGGAAGGCCAGCGCGGCAGATTTGCCAGCGGTGGAGAAGAACCAACGGGCGTTGCGCGTGCACTCCGCCATCAAGGTTTCAAGGGGCAGGCGTGGCTCTGTTTTGATGGGCTCCGCCTGGGCAACTTCGCCATGCTCAGAGAGCATCAATGCGTGCCATTCACTGGTGCCTGCAAAGAAGTTGGCGGGCCTGCGCAGCAGATCCACGGGCAGAAGACGCTTTTGATTTCCATAGCGGACCTCGATGCGTTGCCAGCCGGTGGCGTCCTGCTCGCCATAGAGCTGCACGCCCTTGTCGTACACGTTGGTTTGCTTGCCTGCGGCCTTGCTGCCGAAGTAGAAGGACCGGCCCACGCCACCGGAGCGCCACGCGCCCACACAGTTGTGCTTTGGGCGGTGGCCCAGGTGATCCATCAGACCCGCGTCGTAGTCGGAGCCGATGCGGTCCATGCCGCCAGAAATTCCCTCGAAGAAGTCCAAGGCCAGATCGCACCGCGTGACGACTGCGCGGTGTTCTTCCAGATAGTCGGCCATCTGGTAGTGCCAACCAGGGCGGGCAAACGTGCACGCTGCACCGTAGAGGTTGCAATGCAGGGTCTTGGCCTGTGCCGATTGGCGCGGGCTGTCGCCGCTTGAAAGGCACCCGACCCAGCCGCATTCAGAGCCTGCGCGCATGATCGACCAGCGGTACCGGTAGAAGTCGTGGCCCTTCTTCAATTCGGGGTCCACCGTGAAGCCAGCACCGAGCAACTCACAGACGTTTTCAGCGAGCTCCAGCGCTTGCGTGGTGGCCGAGAAATCAGGGTCATCCAGGCCGCGAAGGATGCGGGCTAGATCGTGGCGGCGCCGGTCTTCTTCGCTGATCTGGTGAAGGGACTTTTCCCAATCCTGGGCTTCGTCGCGTGGGGGAAAGAGGGTGTCTACCGTGGGGACGGGGGCATGGCGCAGATTGAGGGTGAAGCGCAGCCAGTCGATATGAACGGGCGAGCCGGTAACGGTGCGCTCTTCGTGCAGACGCAACAGAACCTCGTTGCCATCGAGGACGAGAGGGCTGGCGATGGTCACGCTCTGCCCCCTTCGAAGTTGTCCCCGTGATTACCATCGGGGACAGCTGTTACCGATGCTACGCACCCCCCAAAATTGATAGCAGAGGATTCAACAGCCGCCGCCGCTGGCGCGCCCGCGCTTCGCTTGCCGGTCGCGCCCGCGTCGTCTTGCTTGGGCAGCGAGTCGAGGAAGGCAAGGACGTGTTGCCATTGGTGGGGAGCGCGGCCCATGAACATGGGCACCATGCCTGCGCCGGATTGCATGAGTTCCTTCTTCATGCAGCCGCCCATGACTTGAATGCAGCACGCTTGGATGCTGCGCGCAGAGGTGCAGCCAGGTCGCTGTTACTGCGGCCCTGGTCAGCTGTAACAGCAGACGTCGCGCAGCTCGCTGTAACTGATGCGGCCGGCGGCTGTAACTGCGGGCCGGCACACTTGGCGGCGATGCTTACGAGGAATTGCGCAAACCGTGGGGGAGTGCGTTCGCGATCTGCGGGTGAGAGCTTGAGGGTGCGGCCTTCAGCTCGCTGTAACTGAACAGGCAATTCGCCTATGTCTTCACGACTGCAGCCGACGATGTAGAGGTATGTCGGCTTGGGCGCGGCGTGGCCCCACCATCCCTGATCGACAAGAAGGGTCCAGCCTCCCCAAGCATCGACCTTGCCGGGGTGTGGCAGTCCTGCGGCGTGCCATAGGGTGCTGCCCCAGGGGTGTTCCAGCACGCCACCGCAGCGGCGGACCTGCTCGACTGCAAACAGGGCGAGGGCCTTTTCGTCTGGGCGGGGTTTTGCCCAGTGGCGCAGACGACCCCAGCCACGGCAAGGAGGGTGACAGACAACGGGATTGCTGCCGATGTAGCGGCGTGCATCACGTTCAGCGTCCCATACATCGTCTACCAGGTCGAAGTAACAAGAGTCAGAGCGGGCAAAGAGGACGGAGACGCCAGGTCGTTGTAA